GCTCGGGAATCACCGTCGCGCGGTACAGGTCGTTGCGGGTGATCGTGATGTCGAACAGATTCACAGCTCACCCCCTTCACGCTGAGACAGCACTCGGGCGGCTGCGTTGGACATAACCCGGCGGGAGCCGGGTCCGTCGTGGGCGACATTCGCCGACCTGTGGGCGGAGTTCATCGCGGCCGCGAGGGCATCCCGGGCCCGCGTTAGCGTGGCCCCCTTGTCACCCGGCGGTTCGACGTAGTCCCCGGCGACGTAGTGACTGAAGATCACTTCGGCGTACCACGGGCTGATCGCGGTCAGCCCTGCCTGAACGTCCAGCCACTCAACATGAGTGGCCGTTCCGGGGTTCTCTCCGGCGCCACCCCTTTCCAAGATGCGCTTCACGTCGCCCGTCGAATAGTGGATGTTGGCCGTGAACACCTCCCGGTCGGCCATCTCCGCCCCGGCGCACTGTCGGGCGATGGCCCGGAGCACCTTTCCCCGCTGATCCGATTCGTAGGACAGCAAGGCGGGCAACGTCTTCGGGGACTCGTAGATCTTGACCCACATGTCCTGAACGACGTCCTCGGGGTCAAGAGCCCCGGTCCATGACCGGGTCGACGACCGGGCCGCCTTTTCGACCTCCGGGTAGAGGTCATCGATAGTAGTCAAGTTCACTCTCCTCGGGAACCGTACAAGTTTCAGGCCGAACGAAGGTCGACCCCGAGCGTGCGCTTCCCCTCCGAGGACCACGATCCGCACTCCTGGCAGCGGTACCGTCGGAAAGCGCCGACGTTGGTCAGCCGGTATCCGCGGGGGCGCAGCGAGTCCGGACCTGCCGGGCACCGCGGGCAGCCTTCGGCGTCCACGGAGTACAAATTCCTGTTCGGGTGTTCCGATCCGATCCAGGGCAACAGCTTGTCGTACAGGTCGACCAGGAGGTGAACATCCTGTTCGTTGTACTCCTGCATCTCCGCCCACGCCTCGGCTTCGCCACGCAGACAGCGGCGCCACAGGTCGAATCCGGAGTGCTGAACCTTCCCGGCCAAACCGAGTTCCCGGGAGACGTTCTCCAATTTGTTGCTGACGAAGCGGAACTTCTTCCGCGCCGTGAGCATGAGGTCAACCTCGCGGGCGGGCGACGGCGGAGTCAGACCGGCCAACAGGAACTCCCTGTGCATGTGCCGAGTGTCGAAGTTCTTGCCGTTCCAGGAAACCAGGGCGTCCGCTTCGTCAAGGAGCTTGTGCGCCGCCTTGACCATCTTCCGGTGATCGCTCTCCTTGTGCCCGCCGTAGAACACGATGTTTTCCGGGGGTTCGTCGACCCACCGGGCGGCGAAGCTCATCACGTCCCCGTGAGCCTCAAGCTGGCTCAGGCCCACGTTCTGTTGCCAGAGGCCCCAGACGAACGCCAGGTTCGGCGCAGTCTCGATATCCCACGCGAGTACGCGGGGTCCGGTCTTCTTCGTCACTCGTTCTCCTCGATCGGTTGCCACGTCTTCGTTTCCCGGTTCCACCGGTCGACCGGCTTCATGTCGGCGTCGAGCCGGTAGATCACCGGGGCACCGTCGGCGCCTCGCGTCACGGTGCACCACCAGGACTTCACTCGCGGCCCTCGACGCCCGCCAGGATCGCCGGGTCGATCTCCGCGGTTCCCAGGAACGCGAACTCCTCGCGCAGCTCCTCCGGCGTCCAGATCGATGCCTCGATCGAATGGGAGCCGCCGTCCTGGTAGTACGCCTTGCCCTCGACCACGAACCACTTGCCGTCGAGGTCGAACGGATTACCGCCGGGCCCCAGGTCGAAGACCTCCGCGGTGACAGTGGACTTCTCCGCGGCTGTGGTCGTTGCCGGAGCGAACCGCGCGTTCAGAGCGGCGGCGATCTCCTCCGCCATCTCCTTGTCGTCTTCGTAGGTCGACAGGTCGACCCTGGCGACCTCCGTCCCATTCTCGTCGTAGACGCGCCCGCCACTGGCGTTGAACGGGTAGAAGTACTTCGGGCTGTCGACGGGCTTCGGTCCGATGAACGTCATTCATTGTCTCCTCATGAAAGAACCCGCCTCGCGGGCGGGTTCACTAGATAACTGATGATCCGTCGGAAGGACTCCGGGTCGTCCCGGAATCTCCCGATCAGTTGGTTACACGGCCCGCAGAGCAGGCCCCGCACGCACTTGCCGCACGACGTCGGCCCGTTGCAACAGGCGTGGTCGTGGTCGACCGCTAGCGCCTTCGTCTTCCCGGTTGCCGGACAGAACGCGCAATGGCCGCCCTGGGCCTCGTAGAGGGCCGCGTACAGCTCCGCCGATATCGAGTAGACCCTCTCCAGCCGGGACGCCCTGGCGCGCTCTCGGGCGGCCTTACGGCGTGCCCTGTTGTGGGTGACGCACAGGGGCGTCCTCGGACCGCCGTGTGGCGTCGGCCGGACAGTCTTCACGCCGTCCTTGATGCAGTCCACACAAGTCGGCACCGCAGACGCACGTTTGCCCGAAGACGACGAGCTTCCCGCACCCGCAGCGGACGATTTGCCCGCCACTCACTTCACACCGAAGTGCTGGTTCAGCAGATCGGCAACCAAGGCGGCCAGCTTCCCATCCTGCTCCAAGGTGGTGCCCGTCCCTCCGAACTCGCCGACGTAGTGCCCACGGCTGTCGCAGATCACGTCGCCGTCAGCCTTGAACGGCGTCGTCACCGCGGGAACTTTCACCGGCTTGGGCTCCGGGCCGACGAAGGACAGAGCGGGCGTCTCCTCTGTCTCATCCACGACGGTGATCGGGAGCGACGGGTTGAGGTACCACACTCCGTCGTCTTCCACCTGAACGCGCAGCCAACCGTCGGTTGCTTTCCCTTCGAACACACCGGTTTTGATCCCGGCGGGGGTAGCCTCGCCACGAAGTCGATCACCGACCTTGAACTTCGGGGCGGGCTTCTCCTTCGTGAGGTTCGAGCTAGGTGCGACCCCCAGATAGATCGGGCCCCTACCGATTTCCCAGTGGTCGTAGGTCCGCGTCGTCCCGCGGTCGTACAGCTCTCCGACAACCAGGCCGTCCTCCATCACCTCCCGCACCTTCGCGAAAAAGTGCTCTTCCGACACCAGCGGAGAGTAGGTGAACTTCACGATGTCGCCCGCCTTGAAAGACGGCTCCACTACGCGGGCGCTCTCCGGCCGAACGTGACGGATACGCCCCGACTCGCTTCCCGCGCCGCCCGGATCAACGCGGTAACAGCGCCCTTTGAGGTTCTCACCGTCGACATCAACGACGACCCCAGTCACCTTCTCTCCGACGTACCGCGGGTAGACGGGCTCCGCCGTAATGGTGTCGCCAACCTTGATATCCGACATTCTTTCTCTCCTCAGTAGTCGAGCTTCTTTTCACTGACATAGACCGGGAATCCGCCCGGTCCACCTACCGTGCGCCCCGTGTATCGGGCGCCGTCTTCGCTGTCCTTCGACTTCGTCACCGTCACCAGGTATCGGTGTTCGCCGTTCGGCTCGGCGAAAAGGACGTAGTTGGACTTCCCGAAAAAGGCACCGTGCTGGCCAGCCATCTCTTTCGAGAAGACGGTTTCGCCGTCCTTGTCGACCTTCGGTGCCTTCGGGTGGTGTAGGACAACCATCGTGACCCCCGCGCGGGCCGCGATGTCCTTCAGCGCCACGACAATCCGAGCGGCGTCGGTGTTGATGGACATCCCGCCTAGGATGTACTCCAGCATGTCCACCACGACGAAGTCGAAGCCCCGCAAGTACTTCACGGCCTGCTCGACGGACCGCGGATTGTCGAGCTGGACGTTTCCAGGCTGGACCTCGATCCACCGCGGGTCGGGCCGGATCTTGTGGTGCCGGAACCAGGCCCGGAACCGGTTGGCCACCGAGGTCAGCGCCTCAGCCGCCAGGTAGAGCACCCGTCGCCGTTCGACGTCGGCGCCCATAAAGGCGCCGCCGATCGAGAGCTGTCCGCTTAGATCAACCATCATCGCGGTCTTGGCCGCCCGGCTACCCCCGTAGAGGAGTGTCACCTCTCCTTCGGCAATCAGGTCCGGCACAACCCAGGCGGTATCCTCCATCGGGGCCGTCAGGTCGACGGCGTCCTCCCGGCGGAGGTGGACAGCGTTCTCGCTCTCGATCTTCTCCAGAGCCTGACGCCGACCTCGCTCCCGGATCTCCGCCCGGGTGGCCTCTTCGGCTACCAGGTCGTCCATGCCCGGCTCCGGGTCGCCGGGGTACCAGGGTTCGACCTTCTTCAGCGCCGACCTGATCGACCGCCGGGCATCCGACAGCGTCCCGCCGGGGCGGTCCCGGTAGGCGTCGAGAAAGGCTTCCTCGACCTCCGAATCGGTCATGCCGATTCCAAGCGCCACCGCGGCGTACCGCATGGATAGCGGGCCCAGGCGTTCCCAGCCTTCGCCCGCGGGCATCTCCCGCACCCGTTGAAGCAGGGCTTCTGGGTCGGATGGCAAGGCGTCCTTGTGGCTGGCGTGGTCTTCCTCGCGGGCCTGAACGAGGTCCACCCAGACATCGGGGAGAACCGGAAGGTCGTCCCGGGCAACGACCCGTTGGAACTTCCACGCCCTGCCGTCGGGCAGGGCAGTCGGCTCGACGAAGAGGAGGCCGCCGTTCCCACCCGCTGCCCGAATGTCGACGTCCTTCACGGGGACGCCCTGGCGGCTGGACAGCTCGACGCCATCCGGTGCTCGGTATATCAGGTGTCGTCCGCCGCCCGAGGTGTTCTGCACCATCGGAGTCTCCGGTGGAATGAGGCCCGCGGCTTTCAGGTTGCCCCAGCCGTCCTTGCCGTCCGACTGGTCGATGTCCACGGCGACGATCCGAGACAGCGCGCAGACGATCACCACGCCGTCGAAGCCGTCCCAGTGGGCCCTTATCTCGTCTGGGTCCGTCGGGTACTCGGCTCCCGGCCTACCATCCTCCCGCGGCTCCGGCGACCAATGGCCGTCCTTGAACACCGGGACTTTGCGGACCTTGCCGTCTTTCCCTGTCACCAGCCGGACGTTCACCGGGTAGCACTTGAATCCCAGCCCTGTGTACCGGATAGCCGCCTCAGCGGCCGGGTTGGTCATTCCGCCTCACCGCCAGTACCGCCAGTGCCCTTCGAAATCGGGTTCGTCGTCATCCAGCTCCCACATTTCGATCAGCTCATAAAGGGCGCTGTCCAGTTCCCTGTTTCGGTCCGCCTCGGACATCTCTGCCCATTTCGACCGCGGAATCCCGGTGTCCCATGTGCCGTTGAAAGTGATGTTCGACGACGACGAATAGCCGAAGCGAACAGTCTTTTCGTCGCTCACTTCTGCCCCTTAGCTGACGCTGAGGTCGATGTTCGGAACGATGGTCTCCGGGCGGAAAATGATCCGCGGACGGAACAAGTCCACCTTGATTCCGCTCAGCTGAGTCGACACGTACGTGACGTTGTCGCTCAGGCCCAGCGTGGTCCGTTCGATCGTGCCGCCCTTGTCCACCTTGCAGATCACGTCCAGCTTGCGGCCGTCGTTTTCGATCGAACAGAAGCCCTCGACGCTGAACAGAACCTTGTCGGTGATTCCGTTGATACCGACGATCCGTCGCGGAACTTCGAAGTTCTCTGCCGCCTTACTCAGGTTCTCGTTGGCCTGATCCGCCGCCGACGTACAGCCGCTTAGCAGGATCACAGCCGCCAGGCCCCCAAGGGCCGCCGGAATGTAGCGCTTCATTTTACCCATCCTCTCCAATACCCTTTGAACAAAAAGGCCCCTCTTCGTAGGGGCCCTACGACGGCGGACAGCCGTCTCATACTGCATCCGGGTCGAAGCCCTCCGGGTAGAACGACTCCGTCCGGTCGTCGAACGGCGGCACACGCCGTCGAACCGCGCTCATGACCTCCGGGTCGGCCGTCCGGTTCTCCGGAGCGTTCCGGTCGCCCGGGATGACGTAGAAGACGTCCATGTACGCCTCCAGTTCGATCAAGTCCGGGTGGCCGTGGATCATCGCCATAACGGCGGTATCCGCCACCACGCGACGAACACGGCGGTTCATGTACCAGAGGCCCGCTCGGGCCCACTGCGTGTCGGCCTGGGCCGTCCAAGGGCCCTGGTACAGGGTCATCCGGCCCGCAGGTGTGTCGGCCCGGATCTCCCAGATGGCCTTTGGGTCATACGTCTTCTTGGCCATCTAGATCACGTCCTCATAGGGCAGCGGTTCGAGACCATCCCGCCGTCGACGGAGATTCTCGAAGATCTGCGGTGAGACAGCGGGCTTCTCCGGCGTGGCTTCGAGCTGCTTCCGGAGATGCCGAAGTGCCCGAAGCGCTTCGTCTGCGTCGGACATCTCGGGCAGGGTCGGCAGCATGGGGGCCAGAGTTTCCAGCTCTCCGAGGATGGCCGACACCCGGGCGCGGAGGAGGTCAACCGCCGTCGTCATCGCGCACCCTCCGGCAGTTCGTCGGCGTGCACGCGGTGAACGCCAGGGCATTCCCTGAGCGCCTTGGCCGTCTCGAAGGCCCATGACGGGTCCCACCGCCATTTAGAGTTGATCCAGAGATCGGGCTTACCCCCGTCGACCACGCGGAAGAAGTGCTTCCCGTCCATCCGGTAGTACTTCACCTTCGGTGCGGGTGGGTCGACTTCGTCCGCCAGGGCGAGCAGGGTGCGGGCGAACTTCCGGATCTTCTTCGCCGACACGGGCTTATTGGCGGCCCGGTGACCCAGGCTCCAGACTGTCAAGCCGCCGCCCCGGATATCCACGCCGATCGATGAGTACTCGCCACGCAGCAGCTGGAGTTCCGCGTACTGGTAGTCGCCTCCGGGATCGTGGCGATAGAACTTCGGGTATTCGGACATCGTCTCTCCTCAAATTGACTTGTGTAATGCCCGCGGAACCATACAAGTTTTAGTCCGCAGAAAAGGCGCACGAGTCCTTCACGGAGCACCGTGCGCATTGGTCCCCAGGCTTCGGGTCCCAGTTTCCCGCCTTGATCCCTTCGTCGGCCGCATGGAAGCGAGCCGTCAAGGTCTCCACGGGTATCGTTGTCAGGTCCTTCTCGACGACCTGGGCCGCGGACAGGCGGCCCTTCGGCGTGGGCTTCTTCGCCGTCATCAGGTAGGCGCCTTTCGTCACCGGTAACCCCGTCTTACGCCGGGCAGCCACGGCGTACGTCGCGAGCTGCCCCGGTTCTTCCGGGGTCTTCGAGCCCGCCTTGACGTCCTCGATCACCAGGTCGACCACTTCGCCGGACGGCTCGACAACCTCCGTGATCCGGTCCACGGACCCGATGACCTTCACGCCATCGAGGTCGAGATCTATCGACCACTCGACCGCGGGGGCTTCGCCGTCCGGCCGCCAGATCGGTCGTCCGGTCGACTCTCTGATCATCAGGAAGTTGCTCAGGTGGCGCCGTAGGTCCTTGAACCGGCGCGGGATGTCCTCCAGCCCGCCGTATCTGCCCGACGACTGCCAGTACTCCGCGTTCGGCGTCTCCTCCAGTCGGCTGTTGATGTCCTGGCGGAACGCAGCCTCCGCCACGCTGACCATGTCGTCCAGGGTCGGCGCTTCGCCCTTCTCGTGTGCCTCTACGGCGGAGTGGACTCCGAGACCCGTGGCGTACCATGCGGCGGGCCTCTTCCAAACCCGCGCGATCCGTTCGAGGAAGAACGCCTGCGGGCACTGTTCATAGGAGGTCATCTGAGACCACGACCGCGGCCGGGTTTTGTACGCCTCCCAGCGTTCGTCAGGTGTCGACACGGGCCACCGCCTTGACCACGATCCCAACCCAGTCGATACCCGCGGCCTGCTCCATCGTGACCGCCCCACGCGTGACGCTGTTGTACTCGACCCACCCGGCTATCTCGCGGACGCCCGCGTCCAATTCTTCATCAACCTGCGACACTGACTACCCCCGCGCAATCGTGTTCGTACGGGGGGCATTCAAGCCAAACCTTGTAGATGGAGACCTCGCCACGCCGGGACCACTCGGGGTCTCCGTCTTTGAAACCCGAGTTCTCCCCTTGGTACCCCAGGGATATGCACTTACCAGAGATTTCCCGACGGACCGGCTCGAAGGCCGGTCCGAACGGCGATACGTGCTCCCCTCGAACAACAACCAAAAGCGCGTCATCGCGATAGGCGAAAACTTGACCTTCAGTGGCTGCGATGACCCTCACTTCGTCTCCTACTCTGGCCACTCCTCACGTGCGGGGAGCGTCCATTTGGCCCGGTCCGTGTCCGGGACCCGCGTGTTTTTGTCGATACGGAGAATTAGGTCTCCGTCCCTTTCCTCCCTCGGAACGTACTCGAACAGACCGAATTTCTGACCGGGTCGGGGCGGGATCTTGGGGTCGTAACGAACAACCATGGAGAAATCCGTCAACTTTCGGTAGAACCCCCGAAGTCGCCTGAGTTTCTCCTCCGACATCCCGTTGCCCCCGGTTTCCCGGTACTCCAGGTGATACAGGATTTCCCGGTAGGGTCGAGCTTTCTGTTGCGTGCCGGTGATCTGCCAAGGGACCGACTTCTTGATCCGCTCGACCAGAGTTTCCGAGGGCGCCCCTCCAGAGTGGCGAAGATGCCAGGATACGCCAGCCTGGGTGATCCCCTTCATCTTCGCGATTTCCTCTTGAGTGAACCCCTTTTTCAACAGCGCTTCGATCTCCGATCGGGAAGTGATCGGCTTCCTACCCATTTTGTGCTCCTCCCGTTACCTAGGGAGAAACTTTAGCGGCACCCCCGGTTCCATACAAGCTATGTCCACTCCCTGTCGAGTACTGCAAACGTTTCACTCTCTTGACTCGTACATCGCACGGACTACCCATTGTCGTTAACGTGACGGCCCCGGTCGTTGTGTCACCGTGACCTACTCAACGGTAGATCACAACGCTCTGACCTGCGATAGCGCATTTGCACTAGAACACCTGTTCGGACTCAGGTCACGATCACTTGCCTACTCTGAGTGAGAGTGCAGCCGTCACGGAGGAGTGGGAGTTGGCCCAAACGGCTTACTTCGGTGACGATCACCACATGTACCCGACTGGCGTAAGTGGGTGTCCAGTTTTGGGCGCGGTCCAGGGAGGAGGCGGCCGCCGAGGGGCCGCCATCCCCACCTACCTACCTCACCCTCTCGCGTACTTCGTCACCAAGACAGCGATCGCGGCCGCGTTCTCCGCCAGGACTTCGACGTCTTCCACCAAGTTCGCCTGCCTGTCTGCCCCACGCCATCCCTCACGGATGACCGCCAGACAGCTCCGGAGGCTCGCGGCGTCCTCTTCGTCCGTGATCTTGTCCGCGAAGGCGGACAGCCGGTCGTCCAGGCTTTCCAGGTTGACCATGTGATACCCCTTCACCCGTTGCAGAACGAGGAGATCGGAACCGTCAGCTTGGCCGCGGTCCCCGCGTCGACGAAAAAGGCTCCGGCCACGTGGTCGACCGTCACCCCCGTCGTACAGACGGCACGCGCCCGTTGGGGCGCGTCCTCGGTAGCCAAGGACGGCTGAATGGCTCTCAGGCCGTCTTTCAGCTTGTCCTCGGCTGACGACTGCGTGGAGACCGCAATGACGGCCACAAGTGCAACCAGGCCCAGGAACGAGAACACGATGATCTTGTTTGCTTTCTTTGCCATGGCAGCCATGCTACGGGCGCCGTCTACCCGCGCGGCTACTTAACCTCAACCGCCGACGCCCACGCGTTGGCGGGGGGATCAGGACTCCGCAGCGAACGCCGCGCGAGGGTTCCGGACGCCGCGTTCCTTGCGGGCACGCTCGACGGCGGCGTTGTAGTCGATGTTCATCTCGACGACGTCGTAGTTCGCGGTGTAGACCTCGCCGTCGCCCTCGTCGTAGTCCTGGTAGTCGTCGCGGACCTCACCGTGGTTGTCGATCACCGGCAGATGGCTGGGGATCTCGTCGCCCTCCAGGAAGACCCGCGGCGGCGGAGTCCAACCGGCCGCGAGGATCGCGTCGGCGGTCTCCTCGTGCGAGCCGTAGTCCCCGTACTTGGGGTTGTTCACGCGGTACACGATCTTGGCGAGCTGGTCTCTCGCGTTAGCCGCCTCCAGGGCTTCACCCCAGGTACGCCCCGTGTCAATGAGCATAATTCGATCCTTTCAGAGGTACTCGGGCGGAATCGTGATGGCGCCCTCCGGGTACAGGCTGGCGAGCTTGTGCCACATCGCGCCCACCCCTTCGGCGCCGTAACTCTGGAAGTTGTAGAACAGGTCCACGGCCGACTTGCGGTCCAGGTCGAGCACGGCCGCACCGGTTTCGACGAAGTCCAGGCCGTATGTCAAATACAGGTAGGAGACCTTCTCGCCCAGGAGGTTTTCGTCCTCGATGAACTCGGCCCGACCGGTCATCAGGGCCGCGGTACCCGCGATGCACATCTGCGTACCACAGTGGGCGTCTCGATAGCCCCAGTCGTCCTGATTCCACTCGTCCGGGTGGGCGGTGATGTATTCCGCGACGGCCTGGGCCAGCTCGGCACCGCGGAGGTCCGGGTTGACGGTCATGGTCATTTTAGATTCCTCTCCTCTGTTTTTGGTGGGCTCAACCCGCGCCGACAACGCCGACACGGGGAGCCCCTTGTATCGACCCCACGGCACGATACAAGTTTTCACTCTGAAAGAAGTGCTCTCAGTTCGTCGTCGAGCCCGGACATGGCCATCTGGACCTCCAAGTCCTCTCGCTCCGACCGGAGCGCCGCCTCGCGAGCCTGATCCTCCCCGACCAGCGCCCGGTACCGCCGACGCTCCCGGCCGTCCCGGAGCAGGGCCCGGCCGCCGAAGAAGGCGAACAGACCGGCAGCCAGCATGAGGCTGGCCATGATGATTCCGAAGAGCTGAGCAGACATCGAACCCCCTAAAACGTCGCCACCCACACCCGGGCGTAGTCGGCCCAGTCGTAGAAGTTGTTCCAGTAGTAATCGAAGTCCTCGACGTCGTCCGCCTCCGCGAGGTCGGTCACGAGGTAGCCGATCTCTTCTTCGTCATAGAATGCCGCCGCTCGGATGCGTCGGACGATCTCGTCTCGCTTCTCCTCAAACTCCTTCGCGTCGTCGTGGAAGATGTCTTTGATGTCCAGCGTGTGAGCCCAAGCGGGCATCGCCGTTACCTCTCTCGCTATCTCGGTGGTCTGCTTGTCTTATTGGCGTTCTTGGCCGCCTGACGGCGGCGGGACGGGCTGGCGCCGGGCGCCACGGTCCCCAGGGTCTTCGGCAACGGGCCACCCTCAGGAAGCCCCAGAGCGGCCCTGTAGGCCGCGTCAGCCGCGTTCACTGTTGGCCGCCTTACGGGCCTTGTTCCAGACGTCGAAAGCCGCGTGACGGCGGTCGGCGAGCCGCCAGTACTTCACTTCCGCCCGGCGGGCCAGGGTTGACAAAACCCGCAAGACATACGGGGTGACATTCAGAGCCCTACCGATCGCATGGGCACGATCACGTCGGATGAGTTCCCGGAAAGCCTCATCCGACTTCCGACCGATCCTCACGTATTCCGCGTAGGCGGCTTCCTTTTCAGTCATCTATCTGTCTCCTCGTTTGGTCTTCGAAGTGCCCGGGGCCGGAGTCGAACCGGCCCTTCGACCTTCCGGGCTGTTGGTGTTCTCGACGGCGATGCGCCTAGTCGTCTTCGACGTCCTGGTTGCATTCGCATTCGCCGTCCGAGGCGACAGGGTTCTGACAGTCGTCACACCAATCGCCAGGCTGCAAGGTCTCTCCGCTCACTTCTCCTCCTTCAAACCTGCGTTTGACCAAACTCGAATGGGGAAATCCCAAGCGACGGTCATTTGATTTCGCGGACCCGAAGGGGCCCAGGAGACGCTTACCTCTCCCGTGCGTTCAAAACCCTCGTCCCCGAACCTACTCACCGGGGAAACGCTGAGGACGCTCTTCCACTCGTCCTGAATCCACGCCCGATCTCCGTGCTGGAGGTGCTTGGCCTCTTTCTCGACGATTCCCAACGCCGCGTCGTACGCGTCTTCAGCCTGGTTCTTGGCCCGCCTCAGCGTATCCGCCGTGCCCCGGGCGATAACCTTTCCGCCTTCGGCCGCCTCACCGACCTGCCATCGGTAGGGCTTGGGCTTTCCGCCGCTCACCTCCGCGTAGACTTCCCCGTCTTCGGTTTCGGTGTTGAGCGTCCAACCCATCGAGCCGTCGTCGGCCTCCCAGGTTTTCGCCCACCTGTCCGTCATGGGCCCTCCTCTTCATTGCGGAGTGCCCGGGGCGGGATTCGATCCCGCGGCGTCTCGCCATGTCCCGGGCGGCCGATCAGATATCGTGGAAGCCGTGCTTCTTCACTTCGGACCGTTCCGTCGTGAACTGTTCCCTCCGCTTCCTTTCCGCCTCCGCGTCCACGTCGCTCGGGTGCTTGTATTTGGTCACGTCGTGATCGAAACCCAGCGACTCCAGGCGGGCCACGATCCGGTCGCGCTCCACCGCGGCGCCCCGGGTGTTGTACTTCGTCGCCAGGATGTTCAGGCTTACCGCTTCCCGAAGCAGGCTAAGCGCCTCACCCGGCGTCATGGGCCGGTCGGCCATCGGATCGTGACGTCGCTCCGGCAGGCTGTTCGGCACCGTGCCCTCGTCCACGGGGGTCCAATCGTCGCCCATCTTGATCTCCTCCTCGAATGTCGGTCAGTCCACGTTGAGTGGCGCCGCGAACAGCGCGGCGTACTGCTCGGAAGTCAGCTGGATCACCATGCTTGCATGGTCGGTGTCCGGATGAAGAATCACCATCTCGATACCAGCAGCGGAGGTGCGGAAGCTGATCTCGCTGCGCGGGTCGAGCTGAAGGTTGACGTGCATTCAATCTCCTCTGTTCGGTGTTTCACCGACAACGCGACTCGTCTCCACGAACTTCTTTACGGAGATCCGGCGGACGTCCTCGTTCGCAGTACCCCAGATCCGGGCGCCGATCATCTTCGGAATGTCGTCGGTTGTTGTCTCACCCTCGGTTACCATGCACTGCATCCTGTATTCGGAACCTTCGTCGAGCGTGTAGGTCACCGCGTAGTAGATGTACGTGCGCTTATTGGCCATGTCCGATGTGTTCGGACCCATTACAGTGCTCTCCTCTGTTCGGTGTCTCAGTTACCCACGGAGAGGGTACCCGCTCCGTGGGGTGCTCAGATACCGATCAGCTAGCGGCCATCCAGGCCGGTGCTTTCGGACGAAAGCTCGGGTGAAGCTGAGTGCTGCACTCCGCGCCCTTAGCGTGGTTGTGACAGTTCGAGTGAGCGTGACGGCCGCACACCGGGTAGCCGAACCGCGGACAGTTGCCGGTAGCCGTGCGGCGGCAGTCGCCGTAGTCGCACGAACGGACGAGTTTTCCCGCCGTGAACTTGGACCACTTGCAAAACCCGCAAACGCAGGCCTGGGCGCGGCGGCAATCGTCGGTGATGAACTGGAAAGCCATGGGGATATCTCCTCTGCTTGAAGTGCCGCCCGGGGGAATTGAACCCCGTTGGCGCGTCAGCCCGAGTCGCCCGCTAGGGCCCGTTCTCCGGTACTACTCATCCGGCGGGACCGTCCCGGGAAGATCATGTGAACCTCGACTGACGCCCGGCTGCCTAGCCGGGCGGCCGCACCGCACGCCAACCGGTCGCAGGCTCGGCTACTGCACCTGACCCGGTCTCGCGTGCTCCCTGCGGTCTCCCGCGGGGCTCCTCTGCCATCCCGGCAGTGGTGGGCTATCTCGCCGCTCCCCCGACCTCCCGGACGGTGGTGCTAGCTGGGGCTCGATTCGCTCCTTGTCTGGCTTCCCGGTGACCCGTCGGCCTGACTCCTCAAACTTGAGCCGTTCCCCCGGAACCGCACAAGTACGAGTTTCGCCGTGTCGCTCGATCGGACTAGCTGGTGCGACGAATCCGCAGGTCAGGGCAGCGTCCGACCCCTGGAAGCCATCGAAGACCCGTGGCAGCCACTAACCCAAACGGGTGATATTCAGCCCGCTTCGTCGGGAATCTGGCGGACCGACACCACCTAGTGGGTGGGAACCAAACGGAGGGCAGAGATCCTTAGATATCTCTAGTCAACTGAAGCTAGCTAGGACTTCTCCTAGTCAAGCCCCATAAGGGCTTGACTCTAGGAAGTCTCAAGATAACCAGGTCTTCCGGCAGGTTGAGCTTCCCCGTGGGTAGCAGTGGTCCTCTCCTCCCACTGTGGTCCGGGTCAAGATCCCTGCCGGGTCAACTTACGGTCGATCGAAACGAGGAAACACCATGATCATCAGCCTCGTACTGTTCGGCCGGGAGATCGTCAAGGTGGAAGTGGGCCGACGCTTCCGGGTGGTGCCCGAAGGGTCGACCCTGGTCCACCTGGGCTTGCTATCCGAGCTGGCCGAGGATGACGAAGACGACACTGAGGAAGCCGCCCCTGAAGGGCGGCTACCCTTCGGCTTCTCCCCCAGGGGTAACTGAGACACCCCGGTATCAGGAGATCCCCTATGCCAGCGTGGCACCCCCGGTACACCCGGCTGCCCCAGGCAGTACGCCAGCGTGTGCTGAGGAAGCACCGTATCTGCCAGGTGTGCAGGGCACGACCGTCTACTCAGGTCGACCACATCATCCCTGTGGCTGAGGGTGGAGCGAACACCGAAGCTAACGCACGTGGTGTGTGTGCCACCTGTCATGCGATCAAGACAGCTGAGGAAAGACAGCGTGGTCTCGATAGGTACCGCGCCCGTCAGCCTCGGCAACGAAGAGCCAATGAACGTCATCCAGGCTTGATCGAGTAGAGCACCACGCTGTCCGTGAACGTCCTCGCCGACAAGGGGTGGCGGGGGACCCCCTGCCCCCGGCTCAGGGCGGATGGGAGGTGCTGCCTCTGAGGCTCTCTACGGGTCTGGGGATTTCTCCGGAAGCCCATTCCACCCCGCGCACCGTTAGGGCCGTCTGAGGCCATCTCAGGGCTAGCAATGGCCCCTCTCGAAAGGCGCCTCGATGGCCGCTACCACCCTCCTGCCCACGAAGCTGACCCCGGCTGGCGTGACCGCGCTGACCCCCGTCGCGTGCGACGTTGCCAACGGCAACGAGGTCCGCAATCTGCCCGGCCTGGTGCTGGTTTTCCAGAACACCGATGCCGCCACGCAGACCGCCGTCTTCACCTCGAAGGCCAACGTAGCGGGCTTCGCCGTCGCCGGTCAGACCGTCAGCCTCCCCGCGGGTGCCACGAAGCATGTCGGCAACCTTCCCGCCGCGGTATTCGGTGACGTGATTTCGTTCACCGCCAGCAACGTCAACGTCAAGGTGGCGGCTTACCAGGCCGCCTGAGGGAGGCACACATGGCCGGAAGAGGCCCCGCGCCGAAGCCAGCCGCGAGCCGTGCCCGCACGAACTCAGACCCGCTGGGCGTCCGGGTCGTCAAGAGCGAGCCGACACCAGCGCCCGAGCTACCCGAGCTGATGCCCGGCGGCCAACCGTGGCCGCGGGAGACGCTGACGTGGTGGCGTAACTGGGTGGCCGACCCGCTGACCGCGGAGTTCCGGACGGCCGACTGGGACGAACTCCTAATTTCCGCGGTGCTCCACGGCCGCTTCTGGTCGGGGGACACGAAGGTCGCCGGTGAACTCCGGCTCCGAACAAGCAAGTTCGGCGCCACGCCCGAAGACAGGGCTCGACTCAGGATCACCTACGGCGCCGCTGACGACGCCGACGACAAGGCCGCCCGACGACGGGCCCGGACCGATGAGGGTCCGGTCGCCAAGGGGCGGTACAGCAAGCTCCGCGCTGTCGAATAGCAAGCGCGACCCGGGATAAGAAACCGCGACCGGGTGACCAAATCGCGGTTTCTAACTCACGCAGTGCACCTGGGGAATACCGGGACCTGCGTCCGCCTACGCCGGGCGGTTAAGCCAGACATCGCTGATGTCACAGGCAGGCGGACAAGGAAAGCTAGCCCGGCGGTGGGCACCCGGTTTCGAAAGCCGGGGGCGGCTTCGGCCGTGGGGTTCGACTCCTCAGCTTTCCGCATGGAGGCTGGCAGGCTCTCCCGCTGACGGGTGGTGACCCCTGCTGATGTGGCGCTACGGCCGTGCGACCACACCCCGGACCCCGAGCCGGGCGGCTATTTACTCGGGGCGAGGTGGGTGTAGCTCAGTGGTAGAGCAGCGGTCTCCAAAACCGTATACCGAGGTTCGATTCCTCGCACCCGTGCTAGGTCACGATCCGGGTTCGAATCCCGGCCCGGAGGGTGAAAACTTCTGGAGTGTGAGGCTAAGGGAAAGCCTGTGACCGCTATGGCTGCTAGCTCAAGCGGCAGAGCACCCGGCTGTTAACCGGGTGGTTCCTGGTTCGAATCCAGGGCGGCCAGCTTAGGGGGTACCGAATTTTCGAATTCGGCCAAGGTCGGGAATGTGGCCCGAAACGCCCCTAACCCTTTCATTCCGAAACGGAGAATTCAAGAAATGCCCTGGAAGCCTGAATTCCCGGGCGAATTCCCGACGCTCGGTTGGTACGTCCTCGACTGGATGTCCGAATACCTCGCCACTCCGGACCGCACGGAATACGAACCGCTGACCCTGACGAATGAACAGGCCAGGTTCGTCCTTGACTTCTATCGGATCGACCCGGAGACGGGGCGGCGGCGTTACCGCCGTGCCCTCTGGAGCCGACCGAAGGGCCACGGCAAGTCGCCCCTGTTGGCAGCTATCGCCCTGGCGGAAGCCCTGGCGGACGTCCACCCCGACGGGTGGGACGCCAACGGACGGCCTGTCGGAAAGCCCTGGGCTCAGATCCGGACGCCTCTCGTCCAGGTGGCCGCGGTCACCGAGGACCAGACCCGGAACTCCTGGGTCCCAATGCTGGAGATGGCCCGGGAAGGTCCGCTCACGGCGGAGTACCCCGGCATCCACCCGATGGAGACGTTCATTGCGCTCCCGAAGGGTCGCATTGAATTCGTCACCGCGTCGGCATCTTCCCTCGAAGGCGCCCGGCCCATTTTCGCCATCATGGACCAGACGGAGCAGTGGAAGCCTGGCAACCGCGGGGTGAAGCTCGCGGACGTCATCCGCCGAAACGTCGGCAAGGTGAACGGGCACACGATCGAGAGTCCGAACGCTTTCGTCCCCGGCGAGGGCAGCGTCGCGGAGAACTCCGCCAGGTTCGCTCAGCAAATCGCCGAGGGTCGCACAAAAGGCGGCAGGGACTTCCTCTACGACCACGTGGAGGCTCCGGCTGACACGGATCTTTCCGACCGGGAGAGCCTCCTTCACGGGCTCCGAATCGCGTACGGCGATTCGGCGATAGAGGCTGGCGGATGGGTAGACCTGGATCGCATCGTCGCGGAAATCTGGGACCCAGACACGGACCCTCAGGACGCCCGTCGGTACTACCTCAACCAGATCACCCACGCTTCCGACTCCTTCCTCAGTCAGCCCGAGTGGAACTCGTGCCGCGACACCGGGAAGGTGGTCGAGCGCGGCGAGAAGATCACGCTCGGGTTCGACGGTAGCCGCGGGCGGGCCAAGGGGAAGCCGGACGCCACGGCCCTTATCGGCTGCCGTGTGAGCGACGGACACATTTTCCAGATCGGCGTGTGGGAAGCCCCGGACCAGCAAGAAACCTGGGCCGACTGGACGCCCCCCATTCCGGAGATCGAGGCGGCTCTCGCGGACGCCTTCAAACGCTACCGCGTGATCGGGGCTTACATGGACCCGGCGAAGGACTGGCGGTCTTACGTCAACGCCTGGGAAGCGAAGTACTCCGCGAAATGCCCGATCAAGGTTTCCGCTAGCCATCCGTTCGAATGGTGGATGACCGGCGGACGAAGCGGGCTGAACCAGCGAGCCATCGAGGTATTCGAGGGCGCCGTTCGAAACGGCGACCTGTCGCACGCTGGCGAGTACAAACTGACTCAGCACATGCTGAACGCTCGCCGCCGAATTGTGGCGGCGAAGCTGACGCTCGGGAAAGAGAACGACTATTCCCCGAACAAGATTGATGCCGCCGTGGCCGCCGTTCTGGCCTGGCAGGCACGAATGGACGCAGTGGCACGAGGCCACGGCGCGAGAACCACAGGACACGTTAGACGGGTGAGGTGACGGTGCAAGACCCGATGTGGTGGCTAGGTCACCTCACCGCCCGTATGGACAACCGGGCCCCGCGGCTCGACGGTCTTCGCCGACGACTCGAAGGCGACGCTCCGCTCCCAGAAGGAGCGGAGGGATGCCGGGACGCGTACATCGCTTTTCAGCGAAAGGCGCGCTCGAACTACGAAGAGAACATCGTAGACGCGGTCACCAACCGGATGACGATCGCGCAATTCCGTGTCGGCGATAACCGCGAGGATGACGATCGCGCCCGCAAGTTGTGGAAGCGGAACAAGCTCAACACGTGGTACGGCGACGTTCACCGCGACATGGTGGGCCTGTCCGAGGGGTACGTTGCGGTACAGCCTGGCGATTTTGGCGCGGAGATCTACCGCGTGCGACCCGAGCAGGGAATCGTGGAGGGCGACCCTGTTCGGCCGGACATCCGCCGCGCGGCCCTAATCGCGGTCCGCGACTTCGTCGAGGAGAGGGACTACGCATACCTCCATCTCCCCGGGTTCGTGTGGCGGTTCGTCCGGAGTTCGTATGAGCCCGACACGGAACGACAGCGAAAGGTTCCCATTCGCACCTTCACCGGCGGATGGCAACTCGACGAAGACTACTCCGACGAACTTGGCCGAGCTACGGGTTTGACCCGTATTCCGGTGGTGCCTTTTACCAACCGCGGTGGCTTCGGCGAATTCGAAACCCACGTCGATCTGCTCGACCGAATCAACTGGACGACTCTTCAGCGTTTGGTCACGACGGCGATGCAGGCATTCCGCCAGCGAGCCATTAAGGGTGACCTTCCCGAGGTCGACGAAGCTGGAAAGACGATCGACTACGAGAAGGTTTTCCGCCCCGGCCCTGGCGCGCTGTGGAATCTCCCCGAAGGCGTCGACATCTGGGAATCGGCTCAGACCGATTTGGCCGGAATCCTCGCGTCGGCGAAGGCGGATCTTCAGGAACTTTCGGCGAACACCAAGACGCCCATGATGTCCCTCATGCCCGAGGGTGCGAACCAGTCGGCCGAAGGCGCGATGACCGCGAAGGAAGACCTGATTTTCAAGGTCCGCGATCGCAACGAACGGGCTGGCTCCTCGTGGGGTGAGGTGCTTTCCATCGCCATCGAGGTGGACACCAAGGAATTGGTTGACGTCGAAATCGACTGGGTGCCCCCGGAGAATCAATCGATGGCTGAGCGTTTCGACGCCCTGTCGAAGGCTGGCACGGATGTGCCGTGGCGAACGAAGATGACGGACATCCTAGGGTTCGACGGCGACAAGGTCGACCGCATGGCCGCCGAAAGGGCGGAAGACGCGGTATTCGCAGCCTCATTCTCGCCCGCCCCTCCGGCCGCTCCGGGCGCACCAGTAAACGCGCCGGGTACGGAGACAGCTAATGGCGGAGAGACCGGAAGTCCTGTCGGCGATAAACCGAATGATGTCGGCCGACGCACAGATCAGAGCGCGGGTTGAGGATTTCATTACCCGCACATGGCGGGGACTCGGGAACTACCGGGATGCGCAGATTGACGCTTACGTCGCTCGCGTTCTCCCGGTAGTTCTTGGGGCTCAGCGGCAGGTGGCGTCCCTGACGGATGCTTACCTCGCCCAGGTTTCTGCGATGACGTTGGGCGGCTCCGCCGCCCCTCTCGGTATTCGACCGGATGAGGTGACCGGAAAGGCCCTCCGAGGTGTCGACCCCGAGGAGACGTATCGACGGCCTGCCGTCGAGCTGTACACGTCGCTGTCCAAGGGCAACACGTTCGACCAGGCGGTGAAAGACGGCCTTCGTCGAGCGGTGTCCATCGCGATGACGGACTTGCAGCTCGCCAAGACACATACGGCCCGCAAGGTGTTCGAGAACGACGATCGTGTTGTCGGCCACCGTCGAACCCTCACGGGTTCGGAGAACTGCGCTATCTGCCGGGTGGCAGCAACGCAGAGATACCACCGTGAAGACTTGCAGCCCATTCACCCGGGCTGTGACTGCGGGGTCGCGCCGATCTACGGCGCTTCCGACCCCGGACAGGTAATCGATCGACAAGGGCTCGAAGACGTGCACGACGCCGTAGCGGAACGCTTCGGGGAATCGGCCGCCGACGCCCGAGAGATCGACTATCGAAAACTCATCCTCGTGGAGCACCACGGGGAAATAGGGCCTGTCCTGACCATCAAGGGTCAGCATTTCGACGGCCCATCAGATATCCGCTGATCCCGAAACGGGGAAATTCATGTCTGACACTGCCGACGCCACCGCAACGGAGACGACGGAAACGAAGCCGACCGCCACCGAGGACACCTCGACCACCGAGGAGACCGATTGGAAGGCCGAAGCCGAGAAGTGGAAGGCACTTTCTCGCAAGAACGAGAGTCGCGCCAAGGAGAACGAGGCAGCCAGTAAGCGGCTTGCCGAGATCGAGCAGGAGAAGCTTTCCGAACAGGAGAAGCTGACCCAGCGGGCCGAGGCCGCGGAGAAGCGCGCAGCCGAACTAGAGGCCAGCGTGCTCCGCAACACCATCGCTGCTGAGAAGGGCGTCCCGGCCAAGCTCCTGACGGGCACGACCGAAGAGGAACTTCGGGCGTCTGCCGACGAACTGATCCGGTTCCGCGGTCCCGCGGCCACCACCGATTTCGGTGCAGGCAAGCCGGGCACGAAGGACATCAGCGACAAGAAGCCGACTCAGCTCACGCGAGAAGCCCTCAAGTCCATGACCCCCGCCGAGATCGTCAAGGCAAAGAACGACGGTCGACTGGCGGACTTGCTGGCGCCCAAAAAGTAGGGCCCTCAGCGTTTAACCCCGAAAGGACCGGCTAATGGCCGTCGATACCTTCATTCCCGAAGTTTGGAATGCCGAACTTCTGACCGTCCTCCCGACGAAGTACGTCTTCGGCCAGGCTGGCGTCATCAATCACGACTACGAGGGCGACATCTCGCAGTACGGCGACACCGTGCACATCGGTTCGCTGGCTGACCCGACGATTTCGACCTACGTCAAGAACGTTACGGCCATCAACCCGGAGACGCTGACCACCACGGATCAGACGCTCCTCATCGACCAGAGCAAGTACTTCGCGTTCGAGGTCGACGACATCGACAAGCGTCAGGCTCGCGACGGCGGTCAGCTCCTGGACAAGGCGGCTCTCCGCGCCGCGGCCGGTCTGGCGAAGGCGGTTGACTCCTACGTCTCGGGCCTGATGACCACCCAGGCGGGCACCGTCCTGGCGGCCCAGGACGTCGCCACCGCGGACGCGGCCTTCCTCCTGGTGCGCCGACTGCGGCTGGCCCTGGACAAGAAGGACGTCCCCGCTGAGGGTCGATTCCTGATCGTTTCGCCGGAGTTCTACGCGCTGATCCTGGGCGACGCCCGGTTCATCGACGCGTCGAAGTACGGCAGCGCGGACGGCATCCGGAACGGTGAGGTTGGCCGCGCGGTCGGCTTCTCCATCCTGGTCAGCAACACGCTCCCCGCGGGCACCGCGGGTACCGCCCCGGAGGTCAGCAACTTCGTCGTGGCTGGCCACGAGATGGCCACGACTTTCGCTGACCAGATCACGGAAACCGTGGGGTACCGCCCCGAGTCCTCGTTCTCGGACGCGATCAAGGGCCTTCACGTCTACGGCGCCCGTGTTGTCCGTCCGGAAGCCCTGGCGGTCTGCGACGTCGACGTCACCGTCGTCTGATCCGTCTTCGCTGTAGTGGCGCGGGGTTAACGCCCCGCGCCCTCGC